GATTAAACATAACCACTCGATGCCACTCGGTTTTTTCTTGTTTTTCGCCAGTGCTCTTGTCCTTCCAAGAGTCAGACGTTGCAATGCTAATATTAGCTATGGCCTTACCATCGTTGCTGTATCGGACTTCTGGGTCGTTTCCTAAGTTGCCGACGATAATTACTTTATTTACTCCGCTCATTACAGTATTTCCTTAAATGTTAGTTGTTGCTTGTTATATATTTTCGTTTGTTATATCTAACTGTTCTGCACGTTTAGTTATGCTCATATTTAAGCCGCTTTGGGTTTAGCTATCTGATCAACACCCATAAAGACATCAGATATAATTGACTCAGATGTTTCTAGAAAACCCTCTATCCACTCATCATCGCGCTTGCAAGTTAGTAACAATGGCTCGAGTTCTGGGTGGTAGGCCAAGAAGTCCCACTGATCTAAACCAGAAACCAGCATTGAAACTTGAAGCTGCGGTTTGTATTGTGTTGGTATTGCACCCTTCAACAAATAGGCTACTTGTGTGTGCGCTAAAGGGCTTTTTATCTCCAACCCTTTGACTATCTCGCCATCCGAATAAATAAGACCATCGGGCGAGCATGAGTAGTCCCCATCTTGAATCATCGCCACTTGTGAAACATTGACGCCGTAAGCCATCTCGTACCAATCTCGAGCCTCAACCTCGATCTCATGACCGCGCTCCATTGCTGCGCTCGTATAACCTCCCTCAACAGGCTTCCCCATGACACGCTCAGCGATTAAGCGATTGATATAGTTTTGAACTTTTGCCCCCGTTGCTGGCTTTCCTGTTGGGGTGTAAATATCGCCAGCGCTTGAGGCTGAAATAAGTCCAGACCGCAATATGTGCCACTCATCTGAACCCTGTACGCATTGATCATGAATAATCATGCCTTTCTCCGAGACTCAAGAGAGCTATTGATTTGCTTCATGACACCATCAAACTTATCGGCAGGTATCTCGCTTAAGTTTGAGACCTTGGCCCACTTATAGAACTTGACCCTAAATCCCGAGAACTCACCCTCACAATCAGAAAGTAAAGTGTCAACGTAGTCTTGCTGCTCAGTGGATAAACCCTTAAACGGCAACCTGCCGTCAATATCGCTGTCTGCTGTTGTAAGCCCTAAAGCGCCAACAAGCGTATAGCGTTGTAAGTACTGAACTGTTGACCCAATCGCCTGAACATCATTTTTAGACCCGCTACTGTCAGCGCCAGCTTTCATTGATGTGCTTTCGCTATGACCCCCTACATGAGACAGAACGCAAGTCACCTCGATACCTTCCTCGTGGTCTTGCTCAAACCTGTAAGAAAGCCCATGCCTTTGCAATGTTGATTTGATTTGCTCAATAATGTCCGCCAGCGGTGTATAACTAAATTTATGTCCAACCTTAGTTTTTGTAATTCGCGGAACCTCTGACTGGAAACCAGTGACCGATTTTAGAAAATCACTCTTAGCTTGCCGCGCCTCATATCGCTCTTGTAGCGCCATCAGCTTTTCAAGCTGGTCAACATCAGCACCCTTATTTATTGCCATTTCCAACAGATTGCTTGGTGTTGCAACATTGCTTACTGGCATTGATTCTTGCTTTTGTACTAATTCATTCATATTTCTATCCCCTAGTAAGATATTGAAATGTTATCAATCTCGCCTTTTGCTATTGCGGTGACAACTAGTTTTGACTGCACCTCCGTTAGCCCAATATTAACTAAACCAGCCAATACAGAATTATTTATCCTGGCTCTATGATTTTTGTCAGCCTCACGTTTTTTTGCTTCTAGCTCTGAGGCAATTCTTTGATCGTCAAGTTTCTTTTGAGCCTGAGCTTCTGCTTGTTTGACGCGCTCCTCAGCCTCAAGCTTTTCCTTTTCAGCTTTTTCTTTAGCTAATTTAAGTTCTAACTCTCTTTTTTCAGAGGCTTCTTTCTGTTGGCGGCGATTTTCTTCTTCTTGTAGCTTTAACTGCTCAGCCATCTCTTCTGCTTGCTTCTTTGCGCGCTCCTCAGCCTCAAGCGCTATGGCTTTCTCTCTAGCCTCTTGAGCTAATTGCTGTTCCTGTAGGCGCTTTTCTTCAGCTAACCTTTCTGCGGCCTCCAAGCTCATAAAATCAGCTAACTTCTTAGACAATCTTGATATTGCTAACTCATGCTTCATGGATGCGGCTTCTTGCAGCTCCTCAAAAGTGTCATCTACAGAAATGTTACTTATGAAATCTAGCTGCTTTTTAACCTGCGTGGAGTCAGAAAACTCCATAAACTCATAACTGGTTATTTCTGAAACCCTATCATTAAGATCAGAAACTCTTTTCTTTTCGGCGTCTTCCCAGTCTGTAAGTGGCTTGCGTATTTCATCCCGTTTTGCATCACACCAATCGCGCATTCTTTTTCGTTCTGCATCTACAAGCTTTGGCTGCTCTTTAAGTCTTGAAGCAAGTTCCTTTCCAGCCTTATCGAGAGCCACTTTAGATCTGGAGATCTTTGCCGCTGCAGACGCTATTTCTTTTCTCCCCTTTGCTGTTGAAAGGTCAGGCACTACCGCGTCAACGCTATCAGCTATGATCTGTAAATATGGATCCAAACCATTCTTAGAGGTGAAAATCTCCAAACAATGTTCTGGGTCTGGTGCCTGAATTATTGATAATTCGTTCATGTTAAATACTCCTATGATCTGTTATTTAAATGGCCCGCTAGGTGATTACAAATGACTCGGCATGTTATGCATCAGCCAGTAGGTTGCAGCCGCAGCAGAAGCTATTACTGTTGCTATAACCAAATCCTCGACTAGCGATCCGACTGGTCGACGTAGCCGTTTCTCGCGACGCTGATTGCGCTTAAAAACTTTGTTACGCTCTTTCTCACGCTGTTGATATGTTGGTGTGTAGGTGTTCATTACGCAGCCTCCTTTTTATCTTTGTTGATAGAGTCGGCATGGCTGGCGTCTAGATCATCCTTACTAACCACGAAATCCCAAGGATGCTCATGTATTCGACGCTCAGCAGATTCGAGCATATCTCTATGGATAACAGCTCTCACCGCAGCACCAAGTTCCGTATCACAATTGCCACCACCTGATTTGCAAGTGTCATATATAAGCTCAAGCAGATTAACGTCTTCGCCTAATCGCTCTAATATGAAATCAGCCCTATCATCGTGATAGTGAACTGCTACTACGGTATCGATTGCTTTTTCTTGGTTGTCGTTCATGTTCGCCTCTATATAAATTAATGTTTCTCTCATCGTGAATAAGCAACTGGGTGGCTTCTTCCCTTTACACTTGCCTTATGCCTTATCGTCAGAGGTGTATTGCTTTGATGAAAGTAATAATAGTTTATGTAATATTATAAGTCAATAGAAAATCTATTATTAATATTAATAAAAGTAGTTTAACTACTATTGTTGAGTTGGCGGTTGACTGGTGACCTGTAAAGGAATAAATTCATCCATCGGATTAATGGATTCATTTAAAGTAAAATTAAGGGTGCAAAATGGATGTGAGATTTTTTTTAGTATTTGTTCTATTTCTATTGATTCCAACCAAGGCTATTTCAGATGAGTATTGCGATGCTTGGTCGACTTATGCTGAAGTAGTTATGGGGAATAGACAGAATAATTTAGACTTATCGCAGATGCTATCCATAGCGTCGAAAAATAAAGACACTGAGGCTATTGCTACTAATTTAGTAATTCGAGCTTATGACTCGCCACTGTTTCGTGTGGATAAGAACAAGAAAGAGGCAATTATGAATTTTAAAAACAAGACCATGCTTAGGTGCGTTAAAGGTCAGTTAGGTTAATATGGCGCTAATAAACTGTCCTGAGTGCAACCACGAAGTTAGTAGCACGACAAAAATTTGCCCTAATTGCGGCTACCAGCTAAACAAGCCAAAAAGATCATTTATGGGCAAGCTGTTTAAATGGATCTTTATCATTTTCAACTTATTGATGGCAGCATGGCTAATAAGCTACTTTTCCCAAGCTGGAGAAATGGCGTCAAATTTATCAAGCGATGCAGAAAAAGCTGGAGCAGCAATCGGCGGCACTTTAGCAACAGGATTTCTGTTAAGTATCTGGGTTGTGGGGGACGTAATTCTAGGTCTTTTTGTATTATTTACTAGACCCAAATAGAAACCAACAGCGATCTAGTTTGACGCGGTAATTTTGTGTTAAAATAAAAAATAAAATAGATAATGTATTTATTTTCACTGAAATGTGTGTTATCTTGGTTTTAAGTGTTGAGGTAGTTTTTCAACTTGAAGTTATCTGTTTTATTGCGTGGGGCAAAACATGACTTGGTATATGTTGCCAGCTTTAATTGGCTTATTGGCTAAAGTATTTCTTTTAGTTTGTTTTAGAAACAAAGACTGGGTTAGCCCATCTCTGATAGGTTTCGTTTCTGTTTTTGCAATGCAAAATATAGTAGAGCTAATATTACTTGCTGGATTTAATTCCAATGCCGCAGGGGAGTTAACAATAAGGACTTATTATGTTTCTATAGTCTGTGTCCTTATCTATGGATTATTTTACGTGACAGCCGATTTTGAGACTTTTTTTAGGAAAGCTGTTAAATATGCGGTGTCGTTGCTTTCCGTAATTATGGTATTGCTAATATTGGTAACTGATTTGGTAGTTTCTGGCGTAACCAGCATTGAATACTCATACACCGCCCAAAGAGGTTCAAACTATTATCTTTTCAGTCTGTTTTCGTTGGGATGTTTAATTCTTTGGTTGATGTACTTAGTAGATAACTACCTAAACTCCAAATCAGCCAAATCTAAAATTAAAAACT